CGTTGGTCCTGAAAAGATTGCTGCGTCTATTGGAGTTACTCCTATGGAAGCACGTAAACTTTTAGACGGCTTCTCTCGTAAGTTTCCTGCGGTAGATAAGTACAAGCGCAAAGTAGTTGCTGAAAGCCGTAAACGTGGGCCGGTTCCTTACGCCCTAACATATATGAATCGTCGTAGGTACTTACCGGACCTGTTGTCTGCAGATATGGGTCGCAGATCAAGCGCAGAACGTCAGGCTTTTAATACAGTTATCCAAGGATCCGCAGCAGATCTTATTAAACTTGCTATGGTACGCGCTCATAGCTTGTTGCCTGAGGGTGCCAGCCTACTGCTAACTATTCACGATGAATTAGTTACTGTTGCTCCTACAGAAATAATCAATGAGACAGCAGCCGCTATCCGTGAAGCTATGGAGGGCATCAAAGCCCTGCAAATCCCACTCCTAGCAGATGTTAAAATAGTATCTAAATGGGGAGAGGCAAAAGATTGAGTTTTTTATGTAAAATATTTGGCCATAAAATGTATAACATTTCTTGGAGTCAGAGTACATTCACAGTTATGTGTACACGCTGCGACGCACGATGGGAGAAACTCAGTGATCTTTAAGCGCAAGAAGAAACCAAAAAAAGTGCAGATTACTCACATACCTCTGCCTATTCTAATTCGTCAAGCTATTTATGACACTATGCTAGAGCCTGCTGAAGGTATTGCTGATGTTATGGGTCTACCACCTATCTCAGATGAGGTAGCTGACATGGAAGCTGACGCTAGCCAGGAACGCTTAGAGCGGTTTGCAAACTTAATACCGTTTATTGACTCACATTCAGACATTGCTTCTCGTATTGCAGCTGCTGCTTACGCACTCGACGATGACAACGATGACACAAATGTGTTTAATATTTCAGACGATGACTATGATAAGATCTATAGTTTGTTTAAGATCGTAGCGCTTTCATCTTCAATCTCTTGTATATCAACGCTTTTTAATCTTAACTTAATACAATCAAAGGTGGATAACTAATGGCAAATAATGACTGGTGGTCTAAAAAGTTGGGTTCCCCCGCTCCTAGACAGTCCACTCCTCCTACAGCTCCAGCACCTAGCGTGCCCTATGCACCACAACGTCAGCAACCAAATGTGAACGTTAACTATGATCCAGACGCTGATCAATTGGTAACCAAAGCTCAGAGTGCTAAACGTTTCGATGTTTGCCCTGATTGTAGTTCAGGAAACTATTTTGCACCGCAAGGTACTCAGCGTATGCGTTGCTATGATTGTGGTTATCCAATAACTCAAACTGGATCCGGAGTTGCAGGTACTGGAGGCAGTAGCTCAGGGCCTACTCAAAAGGCTATTCAAGTAGGACAAAATGGCGGGTTTAATCCAAATGTAATCGTAGATAGGATGGGCTAATGACAATGACAATTAATTCAGACGCGCTAAAGATTGTTGCGCAGCTTAATAAAAAGCTTGGTGCTAACACTGTTGTGGCAGCTAGCCAAGTAGTGGTTAACCCACGTATTACTTCAGGTTCTTTGACACTTGATGTGGTGCTTGGAGGAGGTTGGGCAATGAATCGTTGGGTAGAGCTTATTGGTGAGGCTTCTCACGGTAAGACTGCTATTGCTCTTCGCACAATCGCTGCTAACCAAAAGATTAATCCAAACTTTACTGCGGTTTGGATTGCTGCTGAAGATTTTGATGCTAAGTACGCCGAGCTTTGTGGCGTAGACACTGATCGTGTAATTCTTGTAGAGACTAATAATATGGAGGATGCTTATGGGGCGGTTATCCAGTTCATGGAAAGCAAAGCTGTTGATATGGTCGTTATTGATTCTCTTCCTGCCCTCGTACCTGGAGCAGAGGATGAGAAAGAAATGGATGAGTTTACCGTTGGACGAGGAGCTTTAATTACTAACAAGTTCTTCCGCAAGGTTGCCTCAGCAACTAAACGTGACTTGATCGATTCAGAACGTCCGGTACTAGGCATGATGATCAACCAGTATCGTATGAAAATTGGCGTAATGCACGGAGATCCTCGCACCACACCTGGAGGTCTTGGTAAAGACTATGCTTATAGTATCCGTTGCGAAGTAAAGCGTGATGACTGGCTTGAAGTTGGTGTAGGACAAGAAAAGCGTCGTGTAGGGCAGACAATCCGTGTTCGCACTATTAAAAACAAGACTTTCCCACCACAGCAAACCGCTTACCTGGACTTTTATTTTGCTGATGGGGGTCCTATTGACGCAGGTAGCTATGATTCCGGTAAAGAAATCGTAGCCCTGTCTATTCTCAACGGTATCGTTGATCGACGTGGTGGTTGGATGTACTATAATGATCGTAAGTGGCAAGGAGCCCAAGCTCTTATCGACTCTATTCGTGAAGAGGTTGATCTTAAAGAAGAACTCACAGTAGCTGTGATGGATACTTTAAAGTCAACTCCAGTACTAATGTTGAGTTCTGATGAAGAGTGAGGGACAGAAACAATCTCTAAAGCATGAAAAGCGTTTAGAGAAAGTCGCGGGTGGCAAGCGCAGTGCCGCCTCCGGTGCTTTTTGGTCTCGTAAGGGGGACGTCAGATCAGACGACCTCCTTATTGAGCACAAATGGACTGGTAAGAAATCGGTAACTATCAAGTCAGAAGTACTTGAGAAGATTACCAAAGAAGCAATACTTGATAGCAGAACACCTGTACTCGGGCTGCATCTTGATGGTGAAAACTATGTGGTATTACTAGAGGAGGATTTTTTTGAGTTGCGTAATGCAATAAGAGGTGAGTAATGCCAAACAACTATGAGCCTACCTGGGCTTGGAGATATGAAGCTAAGTGCCGTGGTGAAGATACCGAGATATTTTTTCCACCAAGAGACAAAGCTTTATATAGGCCAATAGCAGACAAGGCTAAAGCAATTTGTTGGGGTAAGGACGGAAGACCACCGTGCCCTGTACGTAAAGAGTGTCTTAAAGAAGCAATATTAAACGATGAGTTGCATGGAATCTTTGGTGGACTATCCCACAGAGAAAGAAACGCAGCACAACGCAAAATGAAAAAGCACGGTCTAACCCTAGACCAGTGGCTAGATATGGAGGGTAAGTATGGCAAAGCCAACGACGATACCAAGCAAGGACCTGAAAGCATTTCTTAATACTAATAAAAGAGAGACTCGTTTGATGGGTGCGTTAGAACGTCACGTTCTAGCACAACCTTTTGATGAGCGTGATCAGTCTTATATCCACCCTTCAGATATTATTAAGTCAGAGTGGTGTGCGCTTGCTCAGTACAACGCTCTCAAAGGAAATTATGTAGAGACTAGGGATAAGACCACACTACGCCTAGCCTCTATCTTTGCTGAGGGCCATACCATCCACGCTAAGTGGCAGAAGTGGTTTGAAGATATGGGTGTGCTATATGGTAAGTGGTATAACCCAGTAAACAATGACTATACGTGGGCTACATCTAAAGACTTAGCAGGTCTTCTTAACAACGAGTATGCTGAAGTTCCCTTACGTAGTGATAAGCATATGATGCGTGGTCATGCTGATGGGTGGATTAAAGGCCTAGGAGAAGACTGTCTTATTGAGATCAAGTCTATTGGTACAGGCACAATCCGTATGGAGATGCCTGCACTTATGGCTCAATACAATAACGATATTGAAGTAGTTTGGAAGAATATTCGTACACCTCTTCGTTCTCACCAGCTACAAGGCCAGGTTTACCTACACCTTTGTCATTTAATGCTTGCAGAAGGTTTGCTTTCTAGTGCTCCAGATGAGATTGTATTTATCTATGAGCTTAAAGCCAATCAGGAGTATAAAGAATTTGTAGTAAAGTACAACTCAGAATATACAGCTGAGATCTTTGATAAAGCTCGTGATGTAGCGTGGGCAGCAGAAAATAACCGACCACCAGTATGTAACATAGATCCTGAAAAAGGTTGTAAGCGTTGTGCTCCTTTCAGAGAGGAAACAAAATGAGTATAAGCACACAAGTTGTAGCTACTTTAGAAGACCTTGGGTTTGGCCTCACACCAAAACCAGAAGAAAGTATCCCATCTCTACCTAGAGACATAACTGAGCTTGATGATGAAGGTCTAATGGATCTTTTTGTTCACTTCACTCAGTGGAATGATCACTTGGCAGGTGCTTTAGCAGTATCTATTATCAATGAGCGTGAAGCTCAACGTGCTGTAGATCAGTACGAAGCTAGTGGAATGCTAAAAGGGTGGACCGGAGGCAAGAACGATAGAGTTGCTTTAGCTAAAGCAACTATCGCTGCTACTGACGAGATGCAAGATCTTGTACATGATCTAGATATTAAGTATGCTTTTCGTAAGCTTTTAGAGACTAGAACTCTTAATGTTGAAAGAGACTCAAACGTAGTTTCTAGAGAGCTTACTCGCCGCACATCAAACCATGAAGGTTTACGATCAAGACAGAGGAAATTCAACACATGACCGATTTTGTATGGAAACAATTATCATTATTTACCGACGAAGAATTGGGACTACAAGGTCCAAAAGAAATTGAAAAAACAGTGGCCATCCAACTGTCAGAACTACGTGAGTCTATTGCTAAACGTATTGAGGAAGCAATGAACGTATACATAGAGGGCACTCCTGTTGCTGACCGACAAGAGTCTTTTTTATGTGGGCTGGGTGTGTTTGTTACCTCCGCTGCTATTGCTAGGGGAATCTATGCCTAGCCAAAGCAGAAAACATCGAGGGTATCGTTCGCAGAAGGTAGTGGCCAACTACCTAGCTGAACATGGGTTTCCTTTTGCAGAATCTACGGGTGCAGGTAGGCCCGGTACAGATATTACGGGAACAATCGGAATTGATTGGGAAGTAAAAGCGCGTAAGGATTTCAACCCCAGTGCCGTTATAAAGCAGTTAAAGGATAGGTCTAATGGAAAAGACCTACCTGTAGCTGTACTGCGCTTAAACGGGCAGGGAGAGGTCAATATAGGGGAATGGGTGACCATCCTTAGACTAGAAGATTTTGTATCCTTACTTAGGGCAGCGGGATATGGAGATACACCGTAATATTGTCTATAGGTGGGCGACTAATAATCGAACCTAAAGGACTACAAATCGTGACCGACTCAACAGAAGAAAAGTTTTTGCGTGTAAGCGCAAGCTCAAATGCTCAATCAGTAGGCTCAGCTATAGCGCATGCGCTCTATGAAAAGCCTCAGGTGTACCTACGCGCTGTAGGTGCCTCAGCAGTTAACCAGGCCGTTAAAGCAATTGCTATAGCTAGTGGTTATGTGGCACCTCGTGGTATGAACCTAACCTGCCGTCCAGGATTTACTACAGTAGATTCTAGAGATGGTCAAATAAGCGCGATTGTCTTTACAATTACAGTAAGTTAATATATCATTTGCAGTGAGCTCTCACTAACAGTTAGGTACCAAAATGACAAAGTCAGATATGGATGTCGCATTAGCGGCAGAAAATACACAAGGACGTCAAGCATCTGGTCGTGCAGGAACCGCGTTCTCAGCACCATCAGCTACCCCTGCTAAAGGCAAACTCATGCCTAAAGGCAACACAGCTGCTGGAGATCCAGCAATGTCGGGTAAAGCAAACCGTCCGAATCGTCCTATTTCCGCAGCTGAACGTAATGGTGCAGCATATACCATTATTACAAATATCGTAAAGCAAACCGCACCAGAAGCAGGCATGACTATGATGAATGCTCATATTATCCCCGCAGCTACTAAGCGCGGTGGGTTTTCAGACGGTGTTGATTCTTCATACTAATCTAGAGTATAATATCTAATAGGGGCCTATTTACTTAGGCCCCTCATTAGAGATGGGGGCATCATGGCTTTAACAAATTTATATAAAGAAGCAAAAGAAGTAAACACTTATGTAGCGGGCAAATGTGTTGTTGGTCAGTGGGCGCATTTTTTACCAGAACCTGATAAAGAAGCTTTTATTGCCTCATTAAATGACGAAGACTTTTCTACTAGAAGTCTACATACGCTTTATCAATCTGCAGGTGCAACATTCGGTATAACGTCGCTCAAAGAGCACAGAAATGGGAACTGTTTATGTCACTAGAAGATGCATACAACTCAGCTAAAGCGGATGGAGCTTTAAGCTCTATTGATAAGCTACTTAAAGCTAACGGACTTACTGCAGACGATGTAGGTAAGATCAGTAAGGTTAGTTTATCTACTAATCCTGATGATACAAAAATTATTTTATCGCCAAAGTGGGGCGAAGGTCCCGCGTGGCAACCAGTACAGCATGCGGAACCTGTTGTAATTCAACCTAAGATTCAAACCGCTGCGCTTATTAGTAGTGATTGGAAAGTTGCGGTAGCACTTCCTGATCCACAAATTGGTTATCGCAAGTATGAAGACGGAACAGTTGATACGTTCCATGATGAGGCTGCAATGGATGTAGCTTTACAGGTCGTTGGTTTAGACCACGGTCACAAACTAGATCAGATTATTAACTTGGGAGATTTCCTAGATCTTCCTATGTACGGAACTTACGAACAGGAGACTAATTTTGCTCACACTGCCCAGCTTGCTATTAATCGTGGCCATCGTTTTCTTGCTGAGCAACGCGCTAATGCCGGGGTGGATGCAAGAATTATCCTTCTTGAAGGTAATCATGACAAGCGCCTCAACCGTTTTATTAATACTAACGCTGCTGCTGCTTACGGTGTTAAAGTAGCAAACATGCCAGAAGCTTGGCCAGTGCTAAGCCTACAGAACCTATTACGTTGTGATGAACTAGGGGTGGAGTTTATTGATGGTTACCCAGCTGCTGCACATTGGATTAATAAGCGTCTCCGCGCTATGCATGGTGATCGTGCTAACGCAAGCGGTTCAACTGCAGCGCAATATGCGAATTCGAATCCAAATATCTCTACGTTATTTGGTCATACTCATCGCATGGAACAGCAATCAAAGACAGTATTTGATCGTGACCAAGCAATTAAAAGTGTTTCGTTTAGCCCCGGCTGCTTATGCCGCGTTGACGGGGCCGTTCCATCCGTTAAAGGTGGTGTGGATGTCAAAGGGCAAGCGTTACAGTATTTCGAGAACTGGCAGCAAGGCGTAAGTGTTATTTTCTTCAAAGATGGAAATGATGATAGCTTTCACTTTGATCAAGTTCATATTCATAAAGGAAAGACCATGTATCGTGGTCAAGAAATCCACTCTACGGTAGACACGGTGGGCAACCCACTGTAATAAAAAAGCCCCCCGTAACTGGGGGGCTTTCTTATTTACTTAGCTTTTCGTTCTTCTACTGCTACTTCGTCTACTGTCTTTGCTCGCTTATCAATCTGAGAAAAAGCTGCGTTAATCTCATCATTATCTAGTTTCCCATCGTCTAGGAATGAACGGGCAAGTCTTTCAACAACTGTGGCAACTCCGGTAATGCCAGCAATTGAAATAGCTTTGATAGTAGAGATGCCTGCAAGTGCTCCGGCACCAATTACTGATAGACCACTAGCTGCAAACACAGCAATGATGCGCATCAAGGTATTATTTATCTTCTGCATTTTTACTCCATCTTCCACTACGTAGTGGGTATGTTGTAATCCATAAAAATACGGATATTAAAATTGCATAGCCAACAACTGTTTTTGCTGACCCGGTAAGTACAAGCCATGCAGAAAATAGACCTACAAAGGTCCAGATCTGATTAGCTAGGTCTTGTAGTAAACCTTTCATTATGGTAATCTCCTTCTAAAGACAGCAACAATAACTGTTGCTATAAGTATTTTTTTAGCTTTTTTACGGGTTATGGGAGACATGTCGTTGCCGATATTCGCAAGAGCTACATAGGCCTGATTAACGGCCTGGGCTGCGGCTCCTACGCCTGGTATAACATTTAGTGCGGCGGGTATATCAATTGGTACTAATTCTACAGGGACTGCAATATCTGGGGCGTTAAACGCTGTGCCTCCAGGCTGCCCAATAAAGGTATCTGTAGTTGTAATAGCCTCGGCAGGAATTGGTAACCCAGATCCTGGAGGTGGTGGAGGTGGTGTAAGTTTTCCATTTTCTTGGACAACCTGTGGCTGTGACTGAGTTCCAAAGAATTCAATACCGCCATTTTCTACACCTTTCTTGTCCTCTTGTATGTGTGGGACAAGAACTTCTTTAGGTGCTTCTTTGGGAACATCTGTTGGCAATTGATCTGGACTATTAGGCTTGGCTCCAATAACGTCCTGTCTTGCTTTATCAGAAGCGGCTTTATCAGCATCTGCTTTAGCTTGAGCATCTTTTTCAGCTTGGATACTTGCATCCTGTGCGGCCTTATCATCTTTAGCTTGTTGTTCTTTTGCTGCTTGTTCTGCAGCAATTTGATCTTCTTCTGCTTGTTGCTTGTCTTTTTCTGCTTTAGCGTTTGCTTCTTCTTGAGCTTTTTGTGCTGCTTCATCTGCTGCACGTTTTTCTTCATCAGCTTTCTTTTGAGCTTCTAAGGCTGCATCAGCTTCTGCTTTAGCTGTTGCCTCCGCTTCTGCTTTAACCCTATCTGCTTCAGCTTTAGCTGCATCTGCTGCGGCCTGTGCGTCCTTCTCTGCTTGTATACGAGCCTCTTCTTCAGCCTTTGCTGCTGCAGCTTCGGCTTCTTTAGCGGCTTGCTCTGCAGCAATACGTGCTTTTTCTGCTGCCTTTGCTTCAGCAGCAGCTTGTGCATTTGCTGTTTCTTGCGCAGCACGGGCTGCATCGTCTTTACGTTTTTGTTCTGCTAATGCTGCATCTGCCGCTGCCTTATCAGCTGCTGCTTTATCTGCCGCTGCCTTATCAGCTGCTGCCTTATCAGCTGCAGTTTTTTCAGCAGCCGCTTTATCTGCCGCAGCTTTAGCAGCATCTGCCTCTGCTTTGACTTTGAAGGCAGCGGCATCTGCTGCAGCTTTTTCGGCAGCAATACGTGCAGCCTCTTGTTCTGATGCTAATTTTGCCGCAGCTTCTTTTTCAAGACGTGCTTTCTCTGCTGCAGCCGCAAATTTTGCGGCAGCTGCTTGCGCTGCCTCTTGTTGTGCTGCAATTTCTGCTACAGTTGGTCCAATTGGCACAGATCCAGTTGCTTTATTAGATACATTTGAGTATAGGTGAAGCGTGTCGTTATCTGAACGAACTGAAAAGAGCCATTCGGTTCCAGCAGGTTTAAGACTGTTTAGGATAGTATTAGGAATTACCACAAATGTCTTTAATGCATTTGCATCTCCAACATTCCCAGTTGCTATGCCCCAACCGCCACCGGTACCGGTACTAAAGCTAATTGCATACCTTTCTGGTTGGTTAGCTCCACAAGTAGGGGCTTGCCAACTTAAGACGGTAGCTGTATCTGTCGTATTGACAGTTAAATTTGTGGGTGCACAAATAGACTCCCCATCGGCATGGGCTTGTGTTACGAATAGTATCGGGGAAAAAACAACGGATAATGCTACAGATAATGCTGCAAATATTCGCAGGTTTTTTATAGTATCTCCTTAAATCAGTACACAGTTTAGCACTACAGTAATCACATTTATGGGCATAATATCTTTATTGTCACTACATTTATTGGAGATTGCATGAGCACAGCAGAGTGGGCAACAACACTTGCAGGGTTTACGGCTACAGCCGCATTTCTTGGGGCTATTGGATCTTGGTTTATGAAGGTTTGGATGAAGGGTTTTCTTAACGAATTACGCCCTAACGGTGGATCATCAATCCATGATAAAATTAACCTACAAATAATTCCAATGCTAGAAAATCTAACTGAAAAGCAAATTGAAATTAATGAAAAAGTTGCTAAGCTTGAGGGAAGATTTGAACAGCATGTTGACGAAGGAGAATAAAATGACAGTAGCAGTAGCAAAACCAGTACCACCAGTTACAGCAAATCCAGTGGGTTCAGCAGCTCGTTTTTTAGAAGTAGCTGCATCTCAAGTTGGGGTCATTGAAGGCCCTAAAGATAATGAGACTGTTTATGGTGCTTTTACCAAATCTAACTTTGCCCCATGGTGTGGAAGTTTTTGCATGTGGGTAGCGCATCAATCTGGAGTAACAATTCCTAATACAGTTTATACACCAGCAGGCGCAGCAGCATTTAAAACCAATAAGAGCTGGTCTGATGCCGCAACAGCCAAACCACAACCTGGGGATATTGTCTACTTTGACTTTGTAAAGGGCGGAGATGCAGTAGAGCATGTCGGTATTGTTGTAAAAGACAACGGGGATGGAACAATTACTACTATTGAAGGAAACACTTCTCCTGAGCATAAGGCTGCAGGTAGCCAAGCAAATGGTGGGGAATGCGCCCAGCGTATCCGTGCGTTTAAAACGAATAAGCGTGGTTTATTGCCATTCGTAGTTGGTTTCGGCCATCCTAAGTACGTATCTTAACTCTTTTTGTAGTATAATATTGAATAGGAGCCCTAAGAGGTTCCACTTCAATCGAAAGAGGAAACATGAACGCAAAAGCACTTCAAGCAATTGTCGCATCTTATGCTCGTACAGCAGTTTCAGCAGTTCTTGCCATGTATTTGGCAGGAAACACAGACGCTAAATCACTAGGAAGCGCAGCACTTGCTGCAGTAGCTGGTCCGCTTCTTCGTGCGCTTAACCCAAAGGATGGCGCATTTGGTATCGGAGCTTCAAAGTAACTTAATTTAATAGCAACAGGCCGGAGGTTAAACCCTCCGGTCTTTTGCATTTAACGGTATTATGTGGTCATGAGTTCATCACATCAAAACTGGCAATATCTAGGAGCCAGCGGTTACATCGGTGCTTATACGACCACCGGTGGTGGAGGCACGCCTATTGTGCCTAGAAGCGCAATGGACTTTCAACGTATTGGTGTAGGTCGTGCACCTCAAGCAGAATATCCAGATGGATATTTAGGAACCATTCGGTCTCGTCGTGACGATAAGGGTAAGCCCTATGCTATGTCCGACACCGTACTTGATTCATTAAAAAATCGTCAAAACCAACGTGCATACCAACGAGGTGTTCACAAAGGTGAGCGCATTGATCCAGCTCAGTACATGTGGCCAGAAAATCTTGAACCAGATAGAAGTCTTAATCCTAAAAACTACCGCCTTACAAATGTTGAAGGAGCAGTGGTGTACATGCGTAACAGGGTTGCCCCAGAGACTGAGCTTGCTCCAGCACCGCACCTTGTTAATGATGGTAAAGCAAATATTTCTTCAAATGTACCGGCAGAGTTTAATCCTAGAGTTAATCAAAGTTTCCAGCACATGAGACCACGGTGGAATTAATGGATAAACAAGACGGAGTCTATGACCATAGTAAAGGTCGCTCCATCACTAATGAAGAACCAGATGCGTCATTACTTAGATATGATTTTATGGGGCCATTTGCAAATGCTCAAGAAGCTTTCATGGCCCGCGCTCTTAAGGCCGCAACTATGCCTAGAGACTTATTGCAAGACATCGTTCGCCCTCCTCTTCCCCAAATTCAATTATTTCCACCACGTTTTGGGTACCGTACTCGTGAAATAGGTATCTTAGATGTAATGGATGTAAACGAAGAGTTCCAACCAACTCGTGTAGACTTTACCGGAGAGAAGGGTTCCTACACGGGATCAGCTCGCAATATTTCAGAGTCGGTGTGGTAATATGGCAATTGATAAAAAAGCTTGGTATCGCAGACTTCATTTAGAAAATGCAATGAAACAAATGGAGATGCGGCAAAAACACGGTATACCGCCTTTAGAAGGACCTGCATTTATGGAGCATGATGATGAGTGTGAAGAATGCGCGTTGGTTAGGGCTAACGGTGAACAGAGTAAAACATGGGTAAAAGCACATTTACCCGAACCTACAACTGCACCAAATAATTTAAACCATGGAAATAAATGCCCATATTGCAATACTGCATCTCTTAACGAAATGACACGAAATGATCATTTTGGTACAGGTAGAGAAGAGGGTAGGTAATGGCTGAAAACATGTCAATAGTAACTATCTATGATGCTAGTCTTGCCTGCAAAAAGTGTGATTATCCTATGACCCCATTGGAAGGATTATACAGCGATGACGGGCTGTGCCCCCACTGCCGTAATCAGAAGTATGAAAAACACGCAAAGAGTTTTAAAGCCGATGAAAGGTAAACAGTTCACTTCGGTAGACTCCTGGGAAAAAAAATCATCAGGAAAATGGTCAGGCGGCGTTTCTTCTAGTTTAGAACCTGGGTCAAGAATGGCTTCTACTAAAAGACGTCAAAAGACTAGCCACGCAAGGGGCAAAAAAGTTATCCGCCCCAGGGTTAAAAAACAGCATAACCCTGACAAAGACTAAAAATAGAGGGATACTTACACCATGGCAAAGCATAAAATCAAAGACCCAAGTGGCAAGGATATGGACTATAAAGTTGAAAAACTTAAACCAATGACTCCTGAGCGTAAGGCTGAGATTGAAGCTAAAGCTAAAGCTAAGGCTAAACCGGCAGATAAAAAGAAAGCGAAGAAAAAATGAAATTTTTACCTCGTAAAGAAAATCGTGCTGAACGCAAATCTAAAGCATTTAAGGCCACAGAAAATAGTACTGGTAAACACCAATCTGCAATGGATGCTATTGCTAAAGCTTCCGGAAATACTAAGGAGAAAATGTAATGCGTATTGAAAATAAGTCACTAAATCAGAGCATGAACGAAGGCTCAACTGATGGCAAGTACCGCAAGGTACGCCCAAATACAACTGTAGCTCCAGGTACAGGCGACGAGATCATGTTGGCTAACCGCCGTGCTCTTAATCCATATTGGAACTATGATTTTATTGATCAAGAGTCTGCAAGCAAGGTTAATCCCCTATCGGATGAGGCTAACTCAAAGCCACGTCCATCTATTCCTGTAGCTCACACATACAACGATCAAATGGGTGCTAACTACTAAAATGGCTAAAGATCCATGGCATAAGGGACGTATTGGAAAGATTAAAAACTCCCCCGCAGCAAATAAATTACGTGGTTTAAAAGACAATGTAATGGATGCTGTTTTTCCATTGGATAATACACACATGCAAACCCGTGTAGATCATTTTAATCAAGGCGCAACAGAACATCAAACAAATATGACTGTTCGTGGTGAAGATGTTGAGCATGCCGGCAATATTATTGACCAGCATCATGATCAAGGTTTACTTCCGCAACCTTTTAAAGAAGGTAATGTTAGTTCTATTATGAATGGCTTTGAAATTAGAAACCGTAAAACACCACCAGAGGGGTACTAATGGCATCATCAATTCCAAATCGCGCAGAAAAACGTAAAGTTATCCGTGTTGGGCAACGTCCAGAACGTCGCTCTGGTGTTGTATCTTCCGCAGATATTGAGGCTTCTGTTGCCGCTAGTGGTATTCCTGATGACACAGAGTTTACTGGTCCAATGGGTATTCGTAAGAAGCCGGTACTTGAAGGCGAAAAAGATTCTAAGGTTAAGAAGCTTTACGGTAAGGAGTAGTTCTTATGGCTAAAAAAGATAGAAAGCCATTACCGGACGTATCTGCTGTAGATGCTACTGACGCAGGAGCATTAAGTAGTACTTATGTACCTAACCCTAATCAAAAACCTGTTCAACGTTCTCGTCGTTTAATTCCCCCACGTACCGAAGTTAAAACAGATTCTGAAAACAACACTCTTATTGTAAATCACCCTCCTTCAGTTGTGGGAACTATTGACCATCTTACTAACCCGCTATTAAATCGCACTACTAATATGTTTTGCCAATATAAAGGCGGACACAATGTAGGCGGCACATCAAGCTCTAATTGCCCCTATCCTGCCACACATCACATTAGAGATACTGCACGCCCTAGAGGATCTGTTTTAGGTCTTTGCCCTTCCCACAAAGCTAAAGTAGAGCAAGAAGCTATCCATGCAGGACGTGAGCTAGAAGTAGGTAAGCTTACCCCTAAAAACACAGAACAAATTAAAAAAGTTCAAGCTATAGATGCAGAAAAAACAAATTGGAAGGTAGCAGCTACTTTTGCTGAACAAGGTGTCCCAACAGAGGACGCTTTAGCATTTAATATGCCTAAAACTCCAGGTCGTCCTGCTCATAACAGAGGTGGGGAACAACCAGGCGTTTCCACAGCTCCACAGATGACTGATCAAGAAGCTGCTGATTATAACGCTACACGTATGCGTGAAAATAAAGGTAGAGTATCTCCTATGGAAGGTATAGACCTATTCTTAGAACGACGTGGAGGACCAGGGTCAGAAACTGAAGTAAAGCCTGGAAGTAAAACTACTCCGGTTGTTGAAACAAAAGATACTTTAGATGATAGTTCCAGAGTTTTTACACCTGTACCAGCTAAACATAATATAAATTTTATGGATAAACTTCTTTATACTGCAGCCCCAGAACGTATTGATAAGGCTATTGCAAACGTTTCTGAGGATCACGCAGAAAAAGTAACCGTAGCTGCAGCACAAAATGCTTTAGCTAACAAACAGCGTTCTATTGAAACATTTCGACGAGGCATACCTGGTGTTAAGCCTGGTGGTCTTCCTATGCGTAGAAACTCAAACTTTGAGCTTGGCGGTAACGAAACTAAAAGTATTGAACCACCCAAGTAATCTTGTGGTATAGTATTGTATAGAGGGATATTTGGGGGTTAATAATGGGAGTTCCTATTTTAGGGCAAGGTGGGCCAGGTCCTGCTGACGAAGGCACGTACACAGAGATCAAGGATGAAGGTCCTAAGATTCGTCTATTGTACTGCTACAGCTGTAAAACTATTGAAGAGCTTCCAGACTATGCCGGTCACCCAGACGATGATGTGCTTTTACAGGTTTTAGTTGAAAAGCATGAATCAGCCGGTATTCCTCACAGCGGATTTCTATCTAAGATCGGAGTTAAACTTTACTCTCGTCCAGAAGTTCGCAAACAAGTTATCGAGAATCTTCGTAACAAAGTAGGTGGAGGTCTGGCAGATATTGATCCGGACTATTACACAACAAAAGCTACTTTTGGTGAAGATGCTATGAAGTGTTTCAATCTGCACCTTCGTCCTGTAGAGGGATGCTATGATTGGAAAATAGAAAGCAAGCGTCTTGTGCCTAAAGGTACAGACGATATTAGAAAAGAATTAGGTTTAGATAGCGCAGCAAAGTCAGCTAGCACGAAGGTATACCTTTGTGACTTCTGCCCTGCTAAAACCTATGTAGTAGAACAAAACCGTAAAAAAATGGGCCTATACGAATAAGGAGACATAATATGTCAGAAGAAACAACAGATCACACGCACGATCACGCACACACATCGCCTGATCCTTCAGCTTTGCCTGAAGGTGTTAAGTTTAAGGCTGGATTTGCAGTGCTTATTGGAGAAGAAGGTGCAGTCTTTATTGAAAAAGACCTAGCACAGTTCAATATTCCAGTAGATCGTGAATCAACTCTTTTAGAAATTCGTCGATATACCTCTGAAATCCTCATGGATCTTCAAGCTCAGGCAGCCGCAGAGTACACATCTCTTCGTATTGCAGCAGAGAAGAACGCAGTTCCAGAAGCCTAATATTCGTTGCTTCAAGCCGAGACGTAACTACGTAATGGATGGAAGAATACGCATATGGGAAAATATGATTACGCAGCAGCTCCAGGTATCACACCTGGGGCTACTTCGTATTTTAGCGCCCCAGCAAACGAGCTAGATCCAAACTTATTTATAGGTAGTCAATTAAAGATAACTATGCGGGAGGGTATACTCACAGTATTGTTTGATTACTTAAGCCGTAACTTTAATAATCCCTATCGTTGGACAAAAGCTTGGTTAGCAGGATCCGGTATATCATATCAATGGTATGCAGCCCGTCAACCTGGAGATCTTGATTGCCTGGTAGGCATTGAATACGTAACTTTTCGTCAGACTAATCCTGAGTACGCCGGGTTTTCTAATAACGAAATTGCAGCTATGTTTAATGAGGGTTTCAACGCAAAAGTAATTCCCAATACTCGTAATTGGAATGGCTACGAACTTACATTCTATGTAAACCCAGCTACGGATATTAGAGATATTAATCCATATGCAGCTTACGATCTGATTGCAGATGCGTGGACTGTAGAACCAGATAAAAATCCTAGCCCACCATATAGCCGGGACTGGGAACAAAAATCTCAACGAGATCATGACATGGCTGTAGAGATTCTTACTCGTCATAACTCAGCTATTGAAGAGTTGCGAAGTGCTAAGAACACACCTTATCAGGTTAACGCAGAACGTAAGATTAAGTTAGCACAGGAGCAAGCTTCAGCTTTGTTTGATGAGATACATCATGGACGTAAGCTAGCTTTCAGTCAGCTTGGTGCTGGATATGCTGATTACCATAACTATCGTTGGCAAGCTGGTAAAAAATCTGGGGCTGTACAAGCTCTAAGAACTCTTAAAGATCAAAGAGATTCAGCACAATCTAAGCAACAGCTTGAGACTTATGGTGTAGAGCTACCTACAGCTTCAACACTAATCAGGAGAAGTTTGCGATAAACTTAGTAAGTACGTGATAATTATTCGGACAACAACGAAGAGGAACAATGTCAGCTATTATATCTTTAGAGGGTGTATTAAAAACTGAGGTCGGTGATCCGATCCCAGAAGGTATCAAGCTGTTTAGAATCCTGTCCGAATTTTATCGAGTGATTATTAGCTCAGATATGGACACTAAGAAGTCAGAGCATTGGCTGAGAAGTCATATGGTTGTTGGTTACGGTGAGCTTTATGACAGCTCTATGTTCTTTGAAGGACAAGATTTACGACTACGTCATTTAGATGTAGCTAAAGCCAAAGGCAAGCTAGAGCTATTTGTTGACTCTGACGCCGATTATTGCGCCGCAGCTCTAGCTATCGGCATTCCTGTACTTAACTTTGCTTCTCCTATCTTTGTTAGAACAATTAGAGATATACGCCCTTGGGAAGATCTTCAGGACGAAGTTACGCGTCAAAAAGAAGCTTTACTTGATGTCCATTTGGGTAGTAGGGTAAATAACTTCGAATGAACATTGTATTCATGGGGGCTGAAGTCCCGTCCCACCGCATTCTTCTTACCGATATGGGTGTAAAGCATGTATCTCTTAATTATTATAGATTAGCCAAGCGTGGCCTACCTAAAACTAAAGACTACCTGATCCAGGGAAGATTCCCGGATGATGTTGCCGTTTATGTAGATGGTGGGGGCTATCAGCTCAACGACCTAAATATGACTGAACGTGAACTACAGGAATACGGTGACGCCTACTTGGACTTTCTAGCGGTCAATGCAGAAAGAATATCCGGCGCAACTGAGCTGGATGTTAAAGCTATGGGTAACTCCTGGAACAACTACCACAGGTCTCAGATGTATGAGATTATGGGAGATAAGCTTTGGGTCGTATGGCACCAGGAGACGGGCCATACGGGCCTCTACAGCCTCTGTGAGCGCTTTACAAACGTTGCCTTACTAGGAGAGACCCTAGAAGACGACACTA